TGTCCTCGCGCCTGCCAAGCATGGCCCAAAGGCCACCAAGGCCACCAGCGCCAAACACCGCCCCCACCAATGCGCCGATCACCCCATCGCCGATGTTCATCGTACTGCCTGCCGTTTCAGCCACTACAGGTGCTGATCTCATAATTCTGTGCCGTGTTTTGCTGTGCGATCGCTGTTATCAAGCAAGTCCTCAACACCGAGTTTCCGATAGAAAAAAGCCCGCAATGCGCGGGTGATTCCAAGCTGATTAACCAGTATCCAAGCCACTTGTGTGCCGGCCCACGTAAGCAGGCAGCCAACAAACAGTGCTGATGCGATGTCAATCTCTTTGCCGGTCATCGACTGCCAAGATCCACGAAAATCAAGCACAAGCACTGGCAAAAGCGTGGCAACAAAACTGATCGAGCGCAAGGCGCTTGGCTCGAATTTATTTGGAACACCAAGGCGCAAAAGGCCTAAGATGATCAAAGGCTTGAGTATTTCAGTGATGGAAAAAGTCATCACTATTGCGGCCGCGCCCTGCAAAAGCTCAGGCGCGTGTTTTGTTGCAAACGTTGTGAGATCCATTAAAACCAATCCTGTTGCCAGACCGCGTCCCTGATTTTAAAGGGTGGCGTGTCCTCAAGTTGTTTGAGTGTATAGACTTTCAGAAGTTCGTCACCAAAGCGGGTGACGTTTGGCTCTAGGCCGTTTTCGTTTTGAAAGTGCCACCACTCAGCCGCGCCATAATTGGTGCGTGAGTACGATCGCCGCGCCCTGATCGGCTTAAAGCCGTTGGCCTCAAGGATCGCGGTGAGGTCGACAAAGCGATCGGTGATCAGTTCCTCGGCAAAACGGCCATGATTCCACGCCTTGAGCGTGATCATTTTTCCGGCCTGTGCGTTGGTGCGCGCGTAAACTCGCCAGTAGTGATCGCCGCGCTGTGGATCTTTTGTGATCACGTAGGGATCAAGTAGCGGCTTGTGCATTCCTGAGTAAACGAAGAGATCGAGCGCCCGGCCCACGTAGTGTAGGCTCAACGCGGATCGGTTGCTACCAATGTTTGCAGTGAGCGCACGCATTGATCCTGACGAAGTGAGGATCGCGCCTGAGCCTTTGATTTCAGCGTAGGCCCTCAGGTAGTGCTCAGCAATATCAGCGCGCAGCTTGTGCGTGTTGTAGCCGCCCCCGTAAATATCAGCCGGCAGCTTTTTGATCGTGAGTCGATCGCCGTCAAAAAACACCTCAGGATCAAGCGTGCTCAGGCCGATCTTTGCCCACGTGGCAGGCCCTGCGATCCCGTCGTCGTAAAGATCGTTGGCTCGCTGAAACGCTTCAAGTGCGCTTTGCGTCGCTGGCCCGAATGATCCATCAGGTTTGAGCTGAGGTTGCGCCCCGTGCGCGTTGATCGCGTCCTGTAAAGCGGCAACGTCGGGACCGCTATCCCCAGACCTGAGTGTTTTCACGCCACCACCCCGCGCAGCCAAGGGAACAGTCCTGTGTTGCTTGATTCACTTGTGGAGCCAATAAGGCCGCCCACGATAAACGCCAAGTCCGTCAAATTGTTGACGTCGACACGTGTTAGTGGTGTCCGATCGGCCCCACCGCGCATAAAATATTTGAGGCTGCCTGTCGCAACATTGTTTGCGTTGTTGCTTCTGAGCGTAGGTGCGACTGCCAGTTTTCCGGGCCTGATATACGCTGCGTACGTAATATCATCCGCGTCAGCCGTTGCGGTTGGTGTGTTTGTTGACCTTGGGGGCCTCCAAGTGTTTATCCCTGAGTGCATAAGTCCATAGTTTGTATTTGGTAGGGCTGATACAGTTGTCGTGAGGAAGACATTTGTGGGTGTTGAGTAGTGTAAAAACGGGCCGCCATACAAGAATCCAAGGCCGTCGAAACCAAGGGGAACGTCGACGCTTGGGAAATCGGGCTGGATAATCCGCCCGATATGAAAACTTGCCTGCCACGAGGTGCCCGCCGCAGATTTCATTAGGCAAGTGATCGCGTCGTCGTGCTCGGAGAGCCAAATCTTTGACCCAGCACCTAGCGTACCCACCGTAAACGTGCGCTCGCCTGACCAGTCTGCCGACGTGCCCGTAGGTGCCGCCGCCGTAGTTCCCACCACCGTTACAGATCCCGACGGCTCGATGGACATAGCCCAAGTCGATGCCGATAACCGCCGGAAAATATACTGAGGGGTAGAGTCAGCGTCTGCCGTAAACGCAAACCCGTCACCTGCCCCGCCTGCTGCGACCAGATCGATCGAGAATGATGTCGAGACTGAGTTGATGTGCGCGTGTAGCGCGATAAGAATGTCCGCTGCCCCGTAGGTGGCGGGTACGATCTCAGTGATTGCATTTGGTGTGATTGTGCTCATTTATGCTGCGCCCCAAGCCGTGCCCGCGTCCATATCGGTGTGCGAGCTAGGTGTTATGATAAATGCGGCGTCCGCCGCGATTGTGATTTGCGTGGCATAGACATCCATCGCGATAACTCCGACTGCCTCAAGTATTACGTCTAGTGTCGGCTCGGGCATTGGGTAAGTGCTAAAGGCCGCTCCTGTCCACACGTAAACGATGCCGCCCACGATATAGTATCCGTCCGCGAATGCCGGATCTGCCGATGCGGTCACGAGGTCAGTGATCGTGTCGTAAGGCGTGATGGTGATGCCGCCTGCGCCGCCTGCGCCGCCTCTTTTTCCTGCGATTGTGCGCCTGTTTGAAATCAGTCGGCTCATTTATGATTCCACTGCGCAGGGGCCGATCGCCGTTTTAAAAGCGAAGCTTGGCACGGGTGATACGGGGCCGGTGATGGTGTGGATCTCAACGTAGGCCCGCACGTTGCCCGACGTCTCGAAGCGCTCGCAAAAGCCACGATACGTGATCACGTATTCGGCCGAGTTGACCAAGCGCCAAGGCAGGCGAACAAGGCTGTTATTTTCTGGCAGCAAGTAGATCCGCGCTTCCATGCTGATCGCATCCTCGGCGAAGCTCAGCACGCCTGAGCCACCGGCTGTGCTCACTGCCGTTGTGTGCGTGTTGGCCTCGCCGGTGATATTCCTGAGCACGATCGACTCTGCCACGCCGTCAGCGTCGAGATCTTCCACGGTGGCCAACACAACAAGGTTGGCGGTTGCGTTATCGTTGATCTCCTGAGCGATCCCGTTGAGCAGTTCGGCTGAGGTTGCCGGCAGTTCGGCTGATGCGTCGTAGGCTACCGCTGTGCCGTCGATCGTTACGGTGTAGGTTGTGAGCGTGAGATCGTACGCGGTGATCAAGACGCGTGAACTGTGGTTGTGCACCTCGAAGCGCGGGCAAATATCGATCATTGTGACGATCGCGTCCTCAATGCTCACACCTGCCGCGGCTGATGCGGGTGCACCTGTGCGCGCCGCTTGCAATGTATATTTCGGGTTGCGCCCCTGCGAGCGAATCCCGAGCTCTTTCATTAAGTCGAAGCCGGTAGCGGTTGCCATTTTTCAATCCAAAGGAAAAGCCACGCGCCGATAAGGCAAGAACGTGTCTGTGTCAATGTTCGCACGATACCAACGCCGAGGCTTATTGCTAGGCCGGTGCCGTGTTTTGTGTCCGGTTGCGTTGACCTTGAGAACCAAGAACTCGCCATCGCTCGCGATGCCGCCGACGTTTGCGGCCTCAGTGTAGAGGCCAACGGGTGCCGCGCCTGACAGGTTGACGCCACGCGGCGCAACGTAAACACCAGCCGGCACGCTCAAAAACAGGTAATCGTGATCAATTTCGATCGCGAGGATATTACCCAGCGTGGCTGTTTGTGAAATGCCGCCTGTGGTGCAGTGGCGCTTGCGGATCCCTGTGGTCGAGTACACCGTAAAGAGCTCTTCGCCATCGGTGGCCATGCGCTCAGGGCCGGCTACCGCCGCGTCTGTTTGGCTCCACTCAACCGCGCCGCTTGAGGCCGTCAGCGCAACCACGTGACTACCAACGGTTGAGGCTGCGCTTGCGCCTGCCGCGTTGCCGCCCACGTAAACACGCAAGCCGTCAGTGACGACGCAGTTAAGGGTTGCGTCGTGACTGTGCGACCACGCAAGCGCCGCCGTTGATAGCGTGATCGCGCGAGTAGTGACCGCGCCAACCTTGGCGCCAACGATGTAGGCCCGCGCTGAGTCGATCGCTACGTCGGTGATCGTTGCCCCGTGGTCATAGCTTCCTACTGACACGCCCGTATCACGGTTGAATATTTCAATATTCTGACCACGAACAAGCGCAAGAAACTTGCCGTTTGATACTGCCTTGAGGGTTGTACCTGAGATCGTTGGTGTGAATGTGCGGGTGGTTGCGGTGAGGTCTGTGCGCGGCCTGATCGTGATACTGCTTGATTCTGTGATCACGAAATATTCACCATCAGTCGACACACTAACGATCGCGGCTGTGGCCACTGTTTGGATCGTTTCGTTTGGCGCCTGTGTGGCATAGCTTGGCGTAATAAAACCTGTGTTTCCGGGCTCGGCGCTTAAAATAAACTCACTCACGTTAGCGTAACTTGCCGCGACTGTTGATAAGTTTAAGATCCACTCATAGGTCTGTGCGGCCAGCCAGTTGAACGTCTTGAAGCCCGGCCGCTCACCTGCACCTACCCAGCCGGCAATCTTTTTGCCCTCGCTTGGTTCAAGTGTTGTGCCGCCGATTGCCCATTTTGGAAGTTTGAAAAGTGTGCTCATTCTGTTATTTCCTCAGCAAAAACGCCAACATCAAAGCCAAGCGCGTCGTCATCGTCATCAAAGCCAAACGAGTCGATCGCCGCCTCGATCAATGTTGAGCCAACACCGGCCGGTGTGAGGCTCTGCACCTGTGCAAATAGCCGTGATCTAAACCCTGCGCTGAGCGCATCAGCGGGCTCGTATTGAATCGAAAAGCTGGCCGGTGGCGTCAACATAAACTTGACGCGAGCGCCCCGCACAAGCGTGCTGAGCACGTCAATCAAGCGCGTTGCCTCACCCTCGCCCAAGTTGGTTTTGATCCTCGCCCGAATGAAGGCCCTGTACTCGTCATCAGTCAGACTATAACGAGGCTCGCCCACGAGATCGCCGAGCTGGTTGAGTTGCGCGCCGATCGCCCCGTCAAGCGTGCGCTCGCTGATAATCGAGAACAAAAGCTCCTCGGTGATCTGCACCTCAGGGATCAAAACTTCTCGAATAAACGCGATCAACTGCGCAGAATTCTTGTATTCATAGGTGAGGTTGGCCACCGCTTGATCAGCATGATCTGTGATCAGATCACTCATACTGCCACCACGTTGATCCGTGACGCGCTAAACGTCGCAACCTCGGTGTCTGCGATCGCAATGTTCGCTGTGTTAGTTGGCGGGTTGGCTTCCTCAACCTCAACCACGATCGACTTGATGCCCGGTATATTCGCAACAGTGTTGATCGACTCAAGTGGCGCCGCGTTGAATTTCCAGATCAAAACATCGTCGCCAACGCTGAGCGTGTTTCCGATCGTCAGCAAGGCTGAGGCCAAAAGCTCATCACCGTTCGCCGGGTAATCAGGCCCGCGGGTGAGCGTCGCACGCACATACATGGCGCGCTCAGTGGCGTACGAAAAGCCAACGCTTTGATCAAAGCCCTGCGCGTCAGAGACGGTGGCAACGGTGGTGCCGTACGCCAAGATCCCGGCCGGCTGCACTTCAAAGATCTTTGATGCGATCGCGATATCGTCGCCAATATCAGGCCAGACCACCGCCTCAAAGGAATGCGGTGGCCTCAGGCCGACATAAGAATCACTGCGGTTGCTGATCACCAAGCACTGATCAACGGTGCTGAGCGCAAGGAGCTTTGCGCGGATCGCGTAGTCAACGCTTGCGCCTGTGATCTGTAGTGATTGCTCACGCCTGAGCCTCAGTTCAGAATCAAGCTCTGTGGCGCGGCCTGTGGTGAGGTCGTCAGGGTTGATCACTGTATCGAGGCCGGTGATCGCGGTGACAATGCCGGTCAGTTCAGCGGCAGTGGTGATCAGTGCGCCTGTGTTGACGGCTGCCACGTCGACCGAGGCCGCAAAGATCGTGACGATCGGGGCTGGCACGGTCTCGTCAACCATCGTGCTTGCGCTGGTGAGCGTGATCACAGATCCCACAACGCTCTCAACTGTGCCGGTGAGGTTGTTTGCTGACGTATTTGCGAGCGTGATCTCTGTGCCAACGGCAACGCCGTCAGCAAGCCAAGTACCAGCGGCACGCACGATCTGGCGGGTTGCACCTGTGATCGTGATTGAGCCGGTGGCCAGTGTTTTGAGGGTGAGGATCACCTCTGATTGTGTGGCGTATTGGTACTCTGTGCCGGCCGTTTGAAAGATCGACCCTGCGTTGATCAGGGTGCCGCCGTCACCGGTCAGTGTGATCGATCCATAGGTTGATCGCGCAGGCTCACGCGATACGCCGATCAGTGCGCAGAGGTTATCCAACTGTGAGCCTACGGCCTGATCAGGGTCGATCGCATCATAGGCCTCCTGAGCCAGTTCGTGCACAAGGCTAAGCTCAGCCGCGAAGATCCCGATCAATCTGCCAAGCACGCCGTCTGTGTCGACGTTGACCGTTGAGCCAAAGGCCGCCCGCGCGCGTTCGTTGAGTGATTCGCGAATATCAGCTAACCGCTTAACTGTGATCCCTGTCGCGTCGATGCTCAAGCGATACCTCCAACCGGTTGCAGCATCAGCGCAAGGATGATCGCAGCAACGTCGTCACCCTCGCTCTGTGCCGCGATCACGCCGTATTGCGTGGCAACCTCAAAAGTCAAGGAGAGTCTACCTGTTACGCGATCAAAAGAAAGGTCAAAACTGAGGATACGGATCACACCCTCAACGCCGCTGATTGCAACCCTGAGCAAGCTATTGATCTCAATGAGGTTCGGATTTCTCACAAGCACCGACTCACGCCAAGGCTGGCCAAATGCCGTGTCAAGAAACCAGTCGCCGGCCTGAGCTTTTAGGGTGAGGTAAATGCGCTGAGCCACGGCCGCGGCATCCTCAACCGTGGTGAGGTTGCCCGCCTCGTCAAAAACAATGTCTGTGCCGTCAAAGGCAAGATCGATCATGCGATACTCCCAACGCCCGGACCTGTTGTTGTGCCAGCCTGTGCCGCCGCCGTGCCCGTCGTTGCCACTGCGATCCCAGAGGCCACGGTGACAACGCCGTTGGCGATAATGTGCGAGATCACCGCCTCTGCGATCGACTCGATCAGCGGGTTAATGTCGAGTTTTTGCTGTGCGCTCAGATCAACCCCGCGCTTGGTTTCAAAAATTGAAACGATCTCAAGCACTAGAATGTCTTTGTTTAATGCCACGCTCTACCTCTTGATCGTGCTGAGTGATGCCCGCACCGCGGCTGACGTAGCCTTGAGCGTGACTGATGCCGCCGCAAGCGTTGGCTCTACAACCGCCGCGCTTGTTGCCGTGGTGAACACGTCGATCGCGCCTAGCAGGGTATCAAGTAGCGTGATCACGTCAACGGCAGGCGTGCCGATCGAAATCTTGCCCGCGTCTGTGATCACGATCTGAACACCTGCAACATCGTCGGAGCCGATCGTCAGCGCGCCCTCAGTGTGCCCGGTGAGCGGTGAGCCCGGTGAGGATATCGGGTAGGCGATCGCGTCGCTCAAGTCGAATTTGCGCAGTTGCTTTGGCTTGTAGGATGCGGTGGCGCCGCCGCGCCATTCCTCTATTGAGCGCTCAGCAAAACTGAGGAACACCCAATCACCCTTTGCCAGCGGGTGCGTGATCACGAATCCGCCGCCGCGCGGGAAAGCCACCGGCACCCGCGAAAGTGCAGGCAGTGCGTCAAACGTTTCGCCGATCTGCTTTTTGATGATCGGTTGAGCCGTGCAAGTCTGCGACACGTGATCATAGGTCAGCACGCGGGCTGGCATCCCGGTGTGGATCCTGCCCTCGATCGTGCGGGTGATCGTGTCGATCAGTTCGCTCAAGCTCATTTTGTGCCCCCGATCTGAACCGCGCTAAACTGCGTATAGAACTCTTTTGAGTAGCCGCTTGAGCCCTTGTGCGTCACTGAGCGCACGCGGTAGAAACCCGTAACCTCTGACGTGCGGATCTCAACGATACGCTTGGCCCGCACGCTTGAGTTGATCAAGCAAACGCCGTCAACCCCTTTGCTCGTTTTGACCGCTGGCCCGATTAGGCCGGTTGAGGGTGTGAGCAGCACCGCCGTCTCCCCTGTGTCGCCGTTTGGCGTTGTGATCACGATCGCCCCGTCATCGTCAAACCACTCAAAGCCCAAGCTCATCGCAAGTTGATCAAGCACGTCTGCCGAGCGCCCCACAAACGCGCTGGCACCCGTGATCTTTTCGTCGAGGTTGATCTCTTTTGGTATGCGCAACTTCACATCACCAAATGTTTTTGAGATCTCGTTTAAGATCTGGCGGTACGTCACATCAGCGCCAAACGCTTTGTTGATCTTTGCCGTGGTGTAATAGCTTGCGCCGCTTGCCGCCTCGATCTGCGTGATGCGATCCACGCCGTTGCTGATCGTTTTGACGCCCTTGCTGTTTTTGCCTGTGCGCGCTGAGCCTCGAAAGATCAAGCCCACGTCGCCGTCATAACCGGCGAAGAGCTCAAACGATGTGCCCTTGGTTTCACACATTGCGCTGAGATCTTTGTTGAGGTTATACACTTCGATCGTGGCTTTGTTTGGGTGCCGGTGTGCTGTTTTGTCGATTGAGAAATCGATCCTCAACTCGCCGATCTCAACGCCACCGCCCGACTCAGGAACAATGCGCAAGATCACCTTTCTGTTGAATAGGAGATCATTGCTCATTGGATCACCACGCGCACGATCGGCGAATCAGCAACGGGTTGTGATGGTAGGTCATCGCCCGTGATCAGGGTGAGGGTGACGTTGCCCCGCTGGAAGTCATCGTAAGTTGGTGGCCCCGTTTTGCCGTCGAGCCTCAGCAATATCAAGACGCCATCAAACAGCCTAGGATCAAGATCACGGCCGTTGAGCGGCCAGCTTTCGATCAGCCTGACGCCTGAGCGGATCGGTGTGCCGTCAGCCTGCATGATCGTCATGTACCAAGCCGCCGATCGCTGGTGCCATTTGAAGGCAAACACAAAGTTCTCGCCGTCGATCGCGATCGTGTAACGGAAAGCCGCGGTATCTTTTAAAAGTGGAACCTCGTAGATCGCCATTATATCCCCGCCCCGCCCGGCAATGCCGCGAGGCCACCGGTCTTGAATTTTGCAAACGCGTCACCAATGTTGCTGAGCGCGTCTTTTTTGCTGTCATAAGTGATCTGTGCGGCCTGTGCGGCCTGTGCCTTTTTGATCGCGAGTGCTGCCGCATCCTTTTCTTTTTGAGCTGAGGCCTTTGCGTTGCGTTTGTCTGCCGCAATCACCACGGCAGGTACGGCCACGAGCACGCGCTTGGCGATCCTGATCTGCCTGAATGTCACCGTTGGCTTGAGGACAAGGCCGTTATTTTGCCCGCGTGATGCGCTGCACGTGAGACACACCATGTCTGGGTAGGATTCTAGGCCAGTGGTTACCGTCACAAGCTGCTTGCTGGCGATCAACTCACGGATCAACCGGTAGGTCTGTTGCACGCGCGCAGGGTCTGCCTCAGCATCCCAAGGGGTGTTCGTGATCACGCCCGTGAGGCTCAGGGTAAACGCCTTGAGTTGAACGTGATCACTGATCTCGGAATCCTCATCAACCTCGTGATCGGTGGCCTCGGCCTGAGTGTCGTGATCCTCGTTGATCGTCGCGTCAAAAATCCACACAGGCAGGCCTGTGGCAGACTCAACGATCTGTGATCCCTTTTTCCGCCCTTGCTGCACAACACTGATCGCCATTTTGATCCCTGATTTCGTGACCTTGCCAGTTAAGGCGTGCTTAACTTTTGACCAAAAAAAAGATCGCGTCAACGTCGTTTTGTGTGTTGACACCGATCCGAGGCCGCGTTTAGGGTGCCCTTCACAGTCAGTTAACTCAAACGAGGAATCACCCGTGGCACTCAAACACATCTCAACAAAAGACGCGTCATCGCACGGCATTAAAATGGTCGTTCACGGCCAAGCTGGCGCAGGCAAGACACGCCTTTGCGGCACAACCGGTGATCACAAACACACCGTGATCTTGAGCGCAGAGGCCGGCCTCCTGAGCTTGCAGCAGTATGATATACAGGGATTTCTTATTGAGTCGATCGACGATATGCGCGAGGCCCTGATCGAGATCAGAACCAACAAAGAAAAATACAAGTGGGTCTGCATTGACTCGCTCAGCGAGATCGCTGAGGTTTGCCTGAGTTCCGAAAAACTCAAAACACCAAACGGAATGAAAGCTTACGGCGAGATGGCAGAGATCATGCTCAAGTTGATCCGCGCCTTTCGAGACACACCCGGCCCGCATGTTGTTTTTACTGCCAAGCAGGAACGGATCAACGATGACGGCAAATTGATTTATGCACCCATGCTGCCCGGCCAACAACTCAGCAAAAACATTAGCTACCTGTTTGACGAGGTCTTTGCTCTACGCACTGACCGCGCAGACGACAAGGTTCGCCGCTACCTCTACACCGTCAACGATGGCGTTTATGAGGCTAAGGATCGATCTGGAAAACTTGCCGCGGCTGAGCCCTGCAACCTTGAAAAGATCGTTGCAAAAATTATGGCAGAGCGGCAACCTGCTCTGCCTAGTGTGGTGGCTTAGGCTGCCGAATAAAAGTTAAGCACCCCGGAAAGAACGCGCAATTTTGCGCACAACCAAACGAGAGTTATATCATGAGTGATTTCGATTTTTTACCAGTTGGTTATGATCCCAAAAAAGCCGCTGAGGACGCTGGCGGTGGCGACACCGTGCCCAACGGCAAGTACGAAGTGATGATCAAAGCCGCTGAGATGAAAGCCACGCAGGCAGGCGGCATGATGGTCAAATTGCAGCTCAGTATCACCGGCCCCAAATATGTGCGCCGCGTGGTGTTTGATCAGATCAACGTCAAGCACCTCACAAGCGCGCAAGCCGTTGAGATCGGGCTCGCGAAGTTCGGCCAACTCTGTGTTGCGGCAGGCTTCCCAGACTCACCGCCCAAAAGCGTCACCGAACTGATCGGCCGAAATCTGGCCGTCGACGTTGGCATTGAGAAGTCTGAAAAGTACGGCGACAAGAACAAAGTCAACAACTACCTCAAATCAAGCAACGCACAAGGCGCGCCCGTTGGCCTGCCTGATGATTCGTTTAATGATGACGAGATCCCATTTTAGGCCAAGGCCTCAACGCATCCCTGCCGAGGGGTAAAACAGCCGTGCACGGCTGAATTCGGATCGTTTGGTAGTGAGCGTTATCACTAAGGATTGGGGGATTCCCGGTCGTGCCTGACACCTCGGAAAGACGAGGATATGCCGAGGATCATGGAATAATCGCTGGCCTATCTAGTGCGTTTGTACGGTAACCATCCCGATCTGTTAGTCGCATGGCCCGGCAGGGTATTTAGGCAACCCGGACTGATCACCCGATCTTAGGCGTTTAGCAGGTTCGAGCCCTGCCCTCGGCAATAGCCTGCCGTTCACACTAACCTTTGCAAAAGGCCACGTGGGTTTCAAGTCGGCAGGCTTTTATTTTAGTTTTTCACAGGTGGCATATATGTCTGTTCGTATACCGTTAGAAAACGCGCTCGGTGAGCTGCTTGAACGTGAGTCTTGGCGCAGCAAAAACATTGGTATGGGCCGCATTGCCAGCGAGTGTGAGCGCGCCCTCTGGTATCAGTGGCGCTGGGCTGGTGAGCCCGTGTTTAGTGCCCGCACACTTCGCCGGTTTAGGACCGGCGATATCTACGAAGATCGCCTGATCGCTGAGTTGAAAGAGGCAGGCTTTGAGGTTCTACACGTCAACCCGCGCGCAACCAGTGAAAAAAAACAGTACTCGGCTTACTGGTACGGTGGCCTTCTGAGCGGCAAAATGGACGCGTTCATTCGCTCAACGCCTGAGTCGATCGAGCGTCACAAGGAGCTCGGTGTGGCGCTTGAGCGTTGGCACGTGCTTGAGGTCAAAGCCAAGGCCTCAGGCAAATATCAGTACGAAGAGCCACCCCGTGGCCAGGTTCAAACATACGACAAACCAATCGCAAACAGGCACCCGATCTTGCACCCAACGGCGGCAGGCAACGCGCCTGATATCACCGGCCCTTGGTGGCAGCTCAGCAAAAAGGGGCTGCTCAAAACGGATAAAGTGCATTATGGCCAAGTGCAGGCCTATATGGGATCGGTCAACGAAATCGCAAAGAACGGTAAAACGCCGTGGCAGACTTGGGGCTTTGAGAACTGGCCGGATCGCGCCCTGTACCTCGCTGCAAACACTGACACTGATCAGCTCCACTCTGAGATCATTGAATACGATCCTAAGTGGTGGGTGGCCAGCAAACGCAGAGCCTTGCGGATCGCAAGCTCTGATGTGCCGCCTGAGCGCGTCAAAAACAATCCGCTGTGGCCACCGTGCAGCTTCTGCGACTACAAGCCAATCTGCCACCTAGGTGAGCCGATGGAGGTCAACTGCCGCACGTGTAAGCACGTCGACGTTGGCCCACACAAGTACGCTGAGCGCGTGATCTGGGCCTGTGGCTTGCACAAGCGCAACCTAGAAGATGACTGCAAAGCCTGCGATCAATATGAGCCTTTGATCAACACGATCGACTTTTAAGGATCTGAAAATGAAAGAAACGCTCTACGAAACATCAACGATCAAGGCCATGCAAAAACTTGTGCACGCCAACGCGATTGAGCACGGGTGGTGGGACTGTAAAACATGCGACGGCGCCGGCACCCTAAGTGGAAGCCGGCACAAGCTAGACGTGATCAAGGTCGAGTGCCCCACGTGTGCGGGCTTAGGCAAGCACCGGGCTGAGGCTGAGAGCTTGGCTTTGATTCATGCTGAGGTGAGCGAGGCCCTTGAGTACGTGCGATCGCCTGAGGGTGATCACTTGTGCGACAAGTGCAACGGCCAAGGTGTGCACGATCGCATGATCACCGGCAGTTGCGCCAAGTGCGGTGGCTCAGGTGAGGCTCTGTGCGGATCGCGATACGGCGAGGAACTGGCAGACGTGATCATTCGCGTTTTTGACGAGGCAGAGTTTCGAGGCATCGATCTTGGCCGGGCGATCGCAAAAAAACACCAGTACAATTTGAGCCGGCCTTTTAAGCACGGCAAGAAGTTTTGAAAATCAGCAACCAAGGAGGTTGAACGTGGGTAAATCATCGAAAGACAAGGGTGGGCACTATGAGCGGCGCGTAGTGGCAGACCATCACGAGGCCAAGATCACGTGCCACAAAATCCCGCTCAGCGGTGCGATGCAAGGCTACAAGGGCGATATCAGGATTTGGGATCACTGGCAGGGTGAGGTCAAGGCCCGCAAAGCTGCCAATGGATTTAAAGTTGTGCGCGACTGGCTCGGTGACAATGACGTGCTCTTTTTGCAAGAGATCGGTCAAGCCGGAATACAGATCAAGCACAAGCCGATCGTGGTGCTGCCGTGGGATCACTATGTGACGCTGATGCACCTCTGGAATAAGGCAGATCAAGAAGATAAGGCCGCGGTTGCGGCACATATGGAAGCAATGGATCGATAAACAAACACGTGATCACAATGCCGTGATCACAATGCCAAAGGGGCACCCAATGATTGAGCGAATAATCAGCAACATGGAAATTATAAACAAGCCGCTTGAGGCTATGAGCACCAAGGCGGTCTATGCTGTTTGGTGTGGGCTCAGCGAGGTTGCCACCGCGGTTGACGCGCGGATCAAGGCCTGCCGCGATCGGCTACTCGCTGACGCCAAGGCCGCTGCTGCTGACGAGAAAGGCCACCACACGATCGCCATCAAAGGCGGTGGCAGTGTAACAGCTCAGCGGCGCGTATCGCGCAAGCTCAACGTGATCAAGTTCGCTGAGCTTCTGAAAAGCGCGAACATCACCGATCCGCTTGGCGCTAAGCGTGAAACGCTCAACCAAGAAAAGATGCTGGCCGTGATTCAAGATCACAACGTGCCGCGTGAGCTGTATGTTGACTCTGTTTTTGAGTACGACGAAAAGTTGATCAAAGGCGCAGTCAAAGCCGGCCTTGATGCTGATCTCGTGGCCGCCTGTTACGATATCACCGGCGAAAACTTCGCGCTAAAGATCGAGGTTGCCGATGGGATCTAAGGACAAACGCGCAGATCGCATACTTATGAGCCCGCTTACTGAGGCCAGCGCGATCAACGATCGCGATATGGTCGAGATGCAACGGGCTGAGCTTTCTGCGTTGCGTGATAAGTTGGTGCATAGCCGGGCTGAGGTTGACAGGCTTCACGCTGATGTTGAGTTCTGGCGCAGGCAGTTACAGGTTGAGCGCGATCGCGTGAGCGAGTTTCTTGAGAGGTTAAAATGAAGATCTTGGCGATCGATATTGAAACGCTAGCCACCACGGCTGATGCCGTTTGCCTGAGCATTGGCGTGGCTTATGAGGATGGCGAGGTTGACGGCGTGAGGCTCAACGTTTGCGATCAATCTCGGTGATGGCCTCACCCTTATTGCTGAGCGGATCGCGGCCTTTGAGCCTGATGAGATCTGGGCGCGGGGCTCAATGGATCAGGCTGTGCTTGAGAACCTCCTTGCGGGCTACGATCCCGTTTGCTCAGGTTGGCGTTGCTGTGCCTTGGCGTTATAGCGTTTGGCGTGATGAGCGCACGCTTTGGGCGCTGGCTCAGGAGCTCGGCTTGCCGGCGGTTAAGGGTGGCCGGGCGAACACGCACACCGCGATTGAGGATGCGTGCGCCTGCCTCAAGTCTGTGATCACGATCAAGGATATGCTCAAGGCTTTGGCCTCTAATCTGTGATCACGATCTTTCTTTTTAAATAAACGCTCATTTATGTTGACGGGTGTAG